ACGTACCAGACTCCGGGGACAGCATCACCTTTATCTCCGGTTAGCATCTTATTGAAGACGAAGTCTCTTCGGATGATCTCTTCGACTTGAACCTTCTTCAGGAATTCTTTGATCTTTTCTTTGTCTGGAGAGATCGCAGCAGTCATATCGAAGATGGAGACAGATTCCTCTTTGTTGACCCAGTTGTCTTCCCAAGAAGGTGGAACCGCAAGAACATTGTTCTTAGAGTTGTTGTTCCAGATGATTGTCCAGCCTTTCTCGTTGTGTCTAGCCAGCTGGTGCATGTCTTTATCCCCACTGATGATGATGCAGTTCTCTCCGATCGAATTGAAGTGCTCAGACCAGAAGTAGAGAAGATCATCACCTTCTGCACCCTTGACTTTAGAGAAGACAAACCCTTGATTCTCTAACTGATGTCCAAAGTCAGACATTAGGTCGAAAAAGATGCTCCAGTCTACAGTCTCGTCTTTTACCCGGTTGGACTTATATCCACCGTCTTCTATTTCTACGTCTTTCCTCCAAGATCTGCTATCACAGGTGAAGATCAGTCTTCCACCTTGAGGGAGTAGTCTAAGTCCAGCACACAAGTCTGTAGCAACCTTACGGATGAACATAGATTGCTCTCCCTTGGTTCCTAGAACCTCTGCAGGGTTCTTAACTCCGAATCCTCCGAAGACTCCGAAAGTCTTGTGGAAGATGTAGTTTCCGTCTATCAGTATATTAACCATTTTCTTTTATATAGTAATATACGTTCCCAATGTCTCCAATATCGGTAAAATTTGAATCTTTTATTTCAAAGTCAAAGTCGGTAAAGTCTTTAAAATCTACAAAGTCTGCTTCGAGTCTTCTCTTAACGTCGTCTGCATCTCTTCTGCTCTCCAGTCTAGATTTTCTAGTTTCTTCGTCAATATTAAGGTAGAGGATAACAGATTGCTCTCTGTCCTCGGGCTTTAATTTTTCGACTCCCTTCGGAGTCATAATGAATAAATTGGACGAGTAAAACTCATTCAGAGAAGTTCCATAAAACCAGCTGTTAAAAAAAACCGCCTCGTAAAAATCATCAGCCATCGAGGTAAGTCTTGAACTTTCTATAAACCAATAGTCTTTGCCGTTCTCTTCGCCTTCTCTAATCGGACGGGTCGTGTGAGAAACGCAATATTTAAATCCCTTCTCTACTAGGATTTTTCTTAGATGATCCTTCCCGGATCCACCCTTTCCTACTATAATTAATCTTTTTTTATTCTCCATCTTGTTGTTTATTGTTATTCTAATTTTTATTTAATCCATGTCTTTATCATGACCGCTAGCTCTTCCCTCTTTAGAATCTTCTAATTCTTCTAGTTGTTTTTCTAATTTACTTATACTACCCCAGATAATACTTGCATTAGGGTCTAGTTTCTTAATCTCAGCCACCAACTCTTCTTGCTTACCTCGACTGTAATAACCATGTTCTATGTCATCAGCTAAATCTTGTAAGTGTTTAGGTGCTGAGATACTAATCCTTAAGTCATAGTCCTCCCATTTAGTCTTATAATCAATAAAACGCATGCCCTTAGTTAATTTCCGGTGCAGGTTATGTAAGGCCCGGTTACGAACTCTAACAATAGATCTATCATTACCAAACACTTCTAAGAAACGTAAAAACCACTTAGGACATAGTTTATGCCTTCCTTCATAATCCATTGCTAACACTAAGGGAAGCAATGCTTTAAAGTATGGGCCGTCCTCATTGTAAGGCACTGAACCTAAGTAGCTATACTTCTCATGAAAGTCTTTAGGGAAGAAAATGTAGCGTAGATCATCTAATTTAATACTACGGGTGTGAATCCTTCCTTTGCTGCGTCCTTTCCAAAAAAGGATAGAATATTTGAAATTATCCAGCCTCTCTTTGGTGGTTAGTGGTTTGTAGAATTTACTGTTTTTGTCTATTTTCATAATGGGTTATTTGAATTAATATACGATCCCCTTTATTTCCAGAGGGCTTGAATTAGAATAATTAGGAAGGAAAGTCCTATGCAGATTCCATTCTTGGTCGTGATGGTTTCACCTAAGAAGACGTGGGTCAGATAGGTAAAAACAAATATACCAACGGAGAACTGAATTAGACGATACGACCAAGCGCTGCCGAAAGAATCCATTCCATATTTTGCTGCAAACACGAAAGCAAAAGAGACAAAAGATCCAATGATTAAAATGTTAACCCATAGATTATTCCTCATCCACTCGAATCTAGCTTGAGCAAACTGCTGAAACCAGGCTCCAGATTGTCCAGCAATTATTAGAAGGACCGAAAGGAGTGCTCCTTTATTCATCGTCCAGCGGGGTCTCCTCTTCCGGAATCTCCTCTTGAACAGCATCCTCGGTTAAATTTTCTAGATACTGGAACTTGACTTCGGCTCTCTCCAAACTAGGACAGGACCAAGCCCACTTTCCAAAGTCCTCGTTGGCGGGGAAGATTTCCCTCTCGTTTAGTTGGATTCCAAAGACGACCTTGGGTTGGTCGACTTTAACCTTAAAGACCTCGTAGGCAACGATAAAATCGTCCTCCACGTCGGTCTGTTTGTAGATCATAGCTTTTTCTCCTCTTTTGACAAAGTCGTAGAAAAATCCTTTTCTTCTTATTCTTTCGGGTAGTAGTTCCATTAGTCGATTAGTTTTTGAATTTGGTAAAATAGAGACAGAAGAGAAACGACAGGATCTATAACTGCAATTCTCTGTGCTTGGTGAGAAGCAACCAGAACTACAACTGCAGGAATAATCTTGGTTTTATCGGGATGGTTCTTCACGATCCAGTTGATAAACTCTTCTCCCAGTGAGGTCATGACGTCATCCACCTTAGTTGAGTACTGGCCCACGATTGTCTGGTAGTTTTTAACAGGATCTTTAGATTCTACAATCATCTTGTACAAGTCCTCGTACGACCAATTGGCCTCCTTAACTTTGGACAAGTCGATCTTAGTGATTCCCTCGATGGTCCAAGACTGAATCCTGTTCAGTGCAGATCTAAAATCAGGGAAGTATTCTCTCTCGAATGCAACCAAAGACTCTTGGTCGATCGTGATTCCGAGCTTGCCCAGAATTAAATTAACTCTAGATCTCCACTCATCTTTAATCATCTCCTCCTCTTCAGGGTTGGATGGATCAAAGTTGATAACCTCGAATCTACTCTGGATGGCTTCTGGAACCTTATTGATCCAGTTGCACGTTGCCACGAATCTAGTGTTTCCTGCAAACTTCTCGATGGTTCCTCTCAGGGCTTTATAGAACTGATCGGATGCTCCGTCAAACTCATCTAGGATAACAACCTTCTTAGAAGATTTTCCGTCCAAGACTGAGATGTTAGAACAGAAGTCGTTGATCTTATTTCTGATGGTGTCCACCGAGCTCTCGTCGGAGACGTTGATGAAGATGTGGGGTAAGTCCTTAGCTAAAATCTTAGCTAAGGTAGTTTTTCCACATCCAGGAGAACCCGCCAAAAGGACGTTGTGGTTCAACCCTTTATTTTCAAAGAGAGACCTAATCCTCGGAGGGAGGATCATGTGTCTAATCTCTTTGGGTCTTAATTTTTCTGTTAATAGATCTTGGATCATAATCTTTAATTATAGTGTTCTGGGGACCGTTAGTTTCTGTTTTTAGAACATGCTAGACATATCATCTGGAAGATTCTTATCGCTTCTGATTTCGATGAAGCGGGGTAAGAATAAACTGCGTCCCCCAAACTTATCAGTGATGGTCTCGTTATACTGGACTGCTGTTATTCTGCCGATGAGATCGTCTGCGTTCTGACTCAGAGACTTTAGATCTGCATCAGTAAATCCAGATCCAATTCTAACTTCCAGAGTTCTGCTTGCGTCTGTGCAGATTAACCCTCCAATGTAGCCTTCTCTCTTGCCCTCTCCAGGGTACCATCCAACTACCTCAAGATCACAGTCCTGGATCTGCTTTAACTTCACCCAATTTCTGCTTCTCTTGCACTCGTAGACGTGGTCTGCACACTTGAGGATAACACCTTCTCCGCCCAGAGAAATTATCTGATCGTAGATTCCGTGAACTTCTCCCATCGTGTCTGCCACCCACTGGCGGGCGAGCTTAATCGAGCTGCTCGGGGGGAGAAATTCAAGAAGAGATTCTAAGTCCTGTCTCCTCTTGAGATAGGGGATACTCCCCTTTCCAGACTCTAGAACCTCTGACTTTTCAACATCAAAGACGTTAAAGATAAATCCCTTGTCGATGTCGTCAGAAGCAGTTCCCTTTAGAATCTGGGTGACCTTTCCGGAAACAGATTTTCGATTTAGATCGGTGAGCTCTCCGTCGAAGAAGACGTCGTGGGTAGTCTCTGAATTATGAAGAACTTTAATTAGATCGGACTCTATCCCTGACAGCTTAGCCTTGTCCAGCTCGTTGAAAGCCCTCGTGTAGAATTGAAATCCATTCATGTTCCCTTTAGCTATCACACGGACCCCGTCGTACTTCTCCTCACAGTAGATCTTATCCCATCCTACTATCTCCTTCTGGTCGTCCGAAGCCAGCATTAAAGAAGGATCAGGAATTAACTCTCTCCCTATCGCCTTGTTGATTAGCTTGGCTCCGATTCCGATGTTCATCCTCTTGGTGAGGATCTTCATCAAAATAACCCTAAGGTTGATGTCTTCTGCAAGGTCTTCCTCCTTAATTGTGCAGTTGATGAGGTGATTTGCTCTAGCCCGGAGGGCGTCGTTTGCTGCAGGAGCTTTTTTTAGATCCTCTATTAAATCCTTAAAAGTTTCAAATCCAGGAAATTCCTCCTCGATGATCTCATTAGACATCTCCAATTTATGAAGCTTTGTCGTGATAAAGGGATTAAAGCAGACGTCTAGAATGTAGAGCATCTCTTCCGATAAATTATCGGAAATTAATTTTTGTTTTTCTTTCTGTGATCCGTTCCCAGTTAGGGACTCGACGGCTAGTAGGACTCTGAGTTCTTTTTTCATGTAGAGGATATCTTACATGAATATACGGTCTCAATTAAAGGGTGAATGATTCCCCTGCTGCTGCTTCTCCCCCGCCTTCTTTCTTGGCCTTCTCTGCTTCCTCGGATTCTTTCTCCTTGAACACCTTGTTCTTATCGAACTCATCTTTGGTGAGAGGAAGGAATCTTCTGATCAAGAAATCCTTGTCGAAATAGGGTTTTTCTTCTTCCCCGACTTTCATCTTAATCTCCCCAACGGAAGTGATAAAGTCGGTCGCCTTAGTTAAATGGGCAAGATCTAGTAGCTTCTGGAACTGATTTTCGCTGTAGTATTCTAGACCCAAATCTGCTTTAAATTTACGGTCTTTAGAAAGCTCAGGAAAATCTAGGCACATCTGAATGTACAGAGGTTTAACTACTATTTCCTGGAAGATAGATCTAAGTCTAATCAAGAACTTTTCAAATCTGATCTCGTCTCTTTCCAACTGGTCTATTGAGATCTGATAGTTGGCAGGAGCTGCTCCTCTGCCAGCAAATCTAGCATAAGGAATCTTAGAGTCTAATTTTAATTTATTGTAGAAGTAGATGACATTTTCCATGACGTTAAAGTCTGGACCGTTGGCATTTAGCACATCAATCTGAGGGGAAACCCCATCTTTTTCAGGGAATAAGTAATTCTTGTAGAACTGAATCTTAGGTGTTCCGTTCACTAGAAGTTCTCCTGAAGTGTCGTTGATAGAAACTTCTTCTTTATAGGAAGACATTAGCTGGCCCAACGTCTGCATCGCTTTCTGCTGAGACTGCGATCCAACCGGGATGACAAACTTAAGTCTATATGAAGCGTTCATCACGTTCCAGATGACCCTTGTGTTCTCCATTACTCTCAGGATATTATAAGATCTAATCAGTCTTTCAACATAACTAACCCTGGAAATTGTATTTCCCTTAGCGTAGGAGATATAGATGATCTGTTCAGACTTCAGCTTCCTAGAGAGCTGATTATCTTTAGGATACTGGATCCAAATTTGTTCAAAAGATCCGTCCGGTGCTTTCTCTGTGGAGGGCTGAAGCGATGTCGGGTCAAGTTCTTTAAATCCAACTATCTTCTTTCCGTCGGTTGAATATACAATTTCAAATGCTAGAAATCCGTCGATCAAGAATTGCTTAAATAGCTGCCAAGCAAGGTTGTTCTGCTGGAAGGCATATAGCATATAGATCGTCTTAAAGTTCTCTTGAACCTTATCTAAAATCTTGTCTTTTAAATCTATGTTATTTAAAGCTGGATAAGCAAAGAAATTCTTATCATCGTAGTTGATTGCTTCATCTGTGATAGTCTCCAGAATGAAATCAATCTCTCCGTTCAGGGAGAATTTTCTAAGAAAGTCCCTCTTGCCAAGGTAGTCCTTGTCGAAGTAGGCAATATACTTTCTGATTCTGGTGTCCTGGTATCCCAGAGTCCAGTAAAAAGCACTATCGTTGGTGAATCCTGTTCCCTCTTCGGTAAACATCTGGGATTCAGTCTCCCCGATTGCTTGAGAATTACGAATGACCATGTCTTCGTACTGCATCCCAAACTTACCGATTCTACTTAAATTCTTGTATACCTGGGTTAGGAACCTATTCTGTGGATTTGCGTCTAAAAAACCTGCCATTTCTTCTCTTTATCTTAGGTTGCTGGTGCTGGAGCTGGTGCTGCTGGTGCCGCCGGAGCTGCTGGTGCTGCTCCTTCTGCTGGTGCTTCTCCCTCTTTTCCCTCTTTTTTCTTCTTCTCTTCTGCCTTTTTAACCGCTTCTGCGTTTGCCTTGATGTCGTCTGCAGTTAGGCCAAGATAGTTTTCTACTAAATAAGGAACCGAGAAGAATCCTCCTCCGGTGTCGTCGGTTAGCGCGATTAGCTTATCTACCGCTTCTTTCTTCTTTAGTATAATCTCCATCTCTTGATTTCTCTTGAATGGGTTATCCGAAACGAAGTCTAATCCCAGCTGGGACTTAAACATGTAGTCTTTCTCCAGCTCAGGAAAATCCTTACACATCTGGATCCAGAGAGGCTTAACTAGAATGTCCTGGAAGGCTGTTCTCAGTCTATTGATGAACTTGGCAAATCTAATTTCTTGCTTATCGAGTCCTTCGGCTGCATTTGCATATTTTCCCATTGTTCCCCCGTCTGGGCCGGTAAATCTAGAATTTGGAACCTTGGATTCGTTGATCAGCTTATCGAAGAAGTATGCAAGAGGAGCAGGATCGTTTAAGTTAGGTCCTACATTGTTTAGAGGTTCGATGGTTGGTGTTCCATTTACTCCGGAAGGCATCAGATAGTTCTTAAAGAACTGCACCTTAGGTGATCCGTTCACGAAGAGTTCTCCACTCTGGTCGTTCAGGGAAACGTCCTCTTTATAGATGCTCATTAGTTCCCCTAGAGTCTGCATCCCCTTCTGTTGAGATCTAGTTCCGATTGGAACCGTCATCTTCATTCTGAATGAAGCATTCATCACAGACCAGATAACCCTCGTGTATTCGATAATTCTAAGGATATTATAGGGTCTAATCAGTCTTTCTGTATAGCTGACTCTAGAAACTGTATTTCCTTTTGCGTAGGAAATATAGATGATCTGCGAGTCATAGAGCATTCTCTTCTTTCTAGGATCCTTAAAATACTGCCACCAGACGTTTAAGTAGGTTCCGTCCATCTGCTTTTCCACAGAAGGCATCAGAGTCATAGCATCTAGCTCTTTAAAGCCAATGACGTTCTTTCCCTTATCGTCGTAGATAATCTCAAAAGCAACATATCCATCAACTAGAAACTGACGGAAATACTGCCAGGCAGTAATGTCATCAGTGAATCCGAACATGTCGTAGATTTTCTTATAGTTGTCGTTTAGCTTGTCAACAACTTTATCTTTTAGTCCGGTAAGATTCAAGAAAGCTGGATAGGCAAAGAAATTATGGGTGTCATAGGAAATTGCTTCATCGTTGACTGTGTCTAGTATAAATTCAATCTCTGGATTAAGTGAAAATTTTCTTAGGTAGTCTCTTTTCCCTTTGTAGTCTTTATCAAAATAAGACACATACTGCTTAGAGGTTGTATCTTGTCTGGCCAAGGCATAAAGCATGGTCTCGTCCTCGATCATTCCCCTCTTTAGGAAAGCAGCTTCGGTTTGACCTACTGCTTGGGAATTTTTAACCACCATGTCCCCGTAGTTCAGTCCAAAGTTGCTCAGATTCTTGACAGAATCTCGAATTCTCTGGAAGATGGGACTGCCCTGTGGATTATCTGTAAAACCTGCCATTTATGATTATCGTCTTTAAGTTATAGACCGAACTACTGTTTTAATTTCGACCTATAGTTAGTATATATCTCATTGACCGGAAGCCCCTGTACAGATGTGTATTTAACAAAGGGCAGTTTACACCAGTCGGTGTAGTCTACCCACTTGACGTTCTTCATAAATTGAAACTTGAATCCAGTAAAAGCAGCAGAATACCCGGTGTCTTTAAATAAAAAGGGAAGGTCTTTAGATGTTAGTCTAATCTCTTCTGGAGTTTCTCCTTTAGCAACTCTCTTCTGATTGGCCTCCATCGTGGGCTGAAATTTATCCCAGAAGTTCTGTAGGATCTCCAACCTTTGCTCAGGAGGGGTCAACGTTAAGTCGATAGACTTAACGATTATATCTTTCCCTATTCTCTCTGAAGAGATGTAAAGGATCAGGGGGTTCCTGTTGATGTATTGAACCTTCTGGCTGAGCTCAGTGTCTGTATCGTAGTTGAAGAAGTAGACGTTGCCAGGAATCATCGTTCCAGTAAACTTTAGGACTCCCCCAGGTCCACCAGATCCGTATTTATCCAGGAAATAAAGGTCGGTCTTGGTTGCTAGTGAAGCAACTGAAGGTGCTTCTTTTCTGTATTGAATAATTTGTTCTCTAAATTCCATGCGAATTAAGGACTTTTAAATAGGAAATTCTCGTCGATAATCCCGAACGTGTAGTCTCTCTTGGAAGCCCATTCTCTGGCAGCTTTAAATTTGGCCTGGTTGGTGATCCAGAGCTGCATGTGCTGGTTGTAGGCTTTGAGCTTAGACAGGGTCTCGGGCTGGGTTAAAACTGGCTTTCTGTGTTGGGATTCTGGTTTAATTTCTATGATCCAATCTCCTTCTGTTCCATCGTCTCTAAGAACTCTAATGTAGAAGTCCACGTTGTAGATGTGTTCTTTTTTATCTAGAGGATTATAGTAAGGGATCTGAAGTGGCTCAGAAGACCACTTTAGAATGTTTGGGTTTGAGTCGCAGTATTTGCAGAATCTAAATTCCCAGGAAGATCGATAAACTATCTTATGTATATCCCCAATGTATTTGTCTGGATTAACAGGGGAGTAAAGTCCAGACCTATAGTTTCCATTAGGCTTTACTTTCTTAATCGACATAGAGGTTAAACGTTGTAAGAATTTTCCTCTCCGGTGATGTGGGAGAAAGGAATAGTCTTAGGAGCCTTTGGAGGATGGATCTTTTTCCATCCCTTAGCAAATCCATTTTTAGCAATCTGTGTGTAGTAGGCAAAAGGGTTATTCGATTTTGCTGGGTCGAATCTGTTCCAGTATTTACAGAGATCCTCCATCGCAAAGGCCATGCAATCGGCTTTGTCTTCTGGGTCTTTGTATGCCATCTTCTTAGATATTCCATTGATCATCAGATAGAACATAGCGATGGTCTCAGGAGTTAGTACCCCCTTTTCTTTGGATTCCATGATTGCCCTCATCAGGTCTGCATTTTTTACGTAGTCTGCCATTTATAAGTTTAGTGTAAATAATAAATCCGCACTTAATGTATTATACCATTTAGTGCGGATTTGGTTTCGGGAAATTTCCCTAGTAATTAATCTTCCATTTTAGGAATCTCGTCATACCAGCTCTTTTCTCCTTTTTCGGGTGCTTTTACTGCTGGTCTGTAGATTCTATCGGTAGTTCCGGTTAGAATTTTATTGATCGTCTTGTCGATTGCATCATAGTCCACCTGAGAAGAACCAGAAGGTTCTTGTGTGACCTTTCTCATGATCTGATTGTTTGCCCCCAGAATTCTAGTCTTAATAAGTGTTCTAAGATTTCCGTAGATCTGTCCGTCAGTAAGTCCTGGCTTATCAACGCTTCTGTTCCAGTCCTGAAGAACATCTTTAAGTGTGATAGCAATCACCTCATCGAACTGTTCGTCGCTCAGGTTTGCCCATCTTCTTCTGAATTCTCCATATGCAACAGAGTTAATCAGATCGACAAACATCTTTGCTAGTTTGTGGGTAACTGTTCTAACAGGTCTGCGAGGATTTCCAAGCATCTTGATGTAGACAGTTTCACCTTCTGCTAGAGATTTTTTAACCTCATCTGCAAGTTCTTTCTGGTCGACGAATTTTTTTGCTTCAAATACCAGTCCCTGGAAATAGCCATCAGGTTGAATATCGATGAAAATATTTTCTCCTAAGAAAAGTTGTTTCCCCTCTAGTAAAAAATCCTCAAATGATCTAACGTTTTTCATTCTTATTTCTTAGTTTTTCTAGCTTTGTCGTCAGCCTTCAATAGGAACTTAACGTAGTCCATCGCTTTAGTTTTAGTCAATGGGTAATCTCCAATTAGATCGCACTTAATTCCATTGTCCTTAACCTCGATTGTGCACTTTACACCATCAACGTCTTTTGTCAATTTATCAGCTCTCATGGTGTATCCAAATGCGTTGGTAGCCATGTCGATGAAATTCTTCTTGAATAAAGGGTTTACTGCATTAGCAGGACCTTTACCAAATGCTTCATATAGTTTTAAATTTTCCATAGTATGAGTTTGTTTATTTTTATATATCAAAATTATTCTTTTTCTTCTCCCTCTTCGTCTTCACGAGAAATGAGTGCATCTTCAGACTTTTCTTTTCCGTCTGGAGCTACACTCATCTTTCCTTCCGAGCTTTCTATGTCTGGTTTTGATTTTTTAGCTTCCTTTTCTTCGTTCTCGGGAGCAAAAGACCAAACCTTACTTAGAGCCGATTTTAATTTTTTTTTAGTTCAGGGGAAGGTCTTTCGAAACCTTCGTTTAGATCGCTAAGCATCTTTTGAACTTCTTCAGAATCTTTATTCTTCATGATATAGTCTCTGATGTTTGCTAGTGTTTCGTCAAGATTATATCCCATTTCTGAGTTAAGCTCATAATCAACTTCTCCGTCTGCACCTTTTGAAGGGGTTTCTGCTAGTTCTGCAGTATCTAAGTTGTCGATATCTGCATTATTAGAAGCTTTAGGGTCTAGATATTCAACTCCATATCCTGCATCTCCTTCTACTTTACCTGGTGAGGTAGCGAAGTTAGGATCTGTTGTGTCTTTGGTAGGAACTTTAGAACCTTTTTCTGGAGCTGTTACTAGTTCAGCAGTAGCTAAATTATCGATCTCTGGGCTGCTAGCTTTAGGAAGATCAATCTTAGTTTTGTATCCTGAATCTCCAACTTGTGCGCCTGGAGCAGTAGCCATAGCTGTATCTAATTTCGAAAGATCAGACTCACTCATTTCAAGTTTTCCCATTCCTGGAGCAACTGCCATATCTGACTCTCCAGCAACTTCTGGCTTCTTAGAAGCTTTTGGATCTGGATATTCAACTTTGTAGTCTGCGTCTCCTTCTTCTTTACCAGGAGCAGATGCTAAGTTCATAGCCTTTAGTCCTGATTTTTCCCATTCTGTAGCCATGTTAGTTCCCTTTGGTTTTCCCTCCGGTGCAGCTACTAAAGAATCTTGAGATTCTTCTAGGTTATATCCGATCTCGTCGTTAACTTCGTAGTTGGTTAGTTTGTTTTTGCTATCTGGAGCTTCTTCTAGATTTGCATCTTTAAGATTTCCAACGTCTTTTTTACCGTCTTGGTCTTGAGTCTTAGCTGAAGGTGCTTCTGCAGTGCTGGCCTTTAGAACCTGAGCTGGAGTTTTACCATGAACTGGTTTTCCTGTTGAAGGTGCTTTAGCTAGTGGTGCATTAGATTCTTTAACCTCTTCTCCTGCTTCTGCGTTTTCGTCTGAATCTTTATTGAAGGCATCCTCAAGATCGATGATATCTTCAACTCCAAAATCTCCGGTCTTTCCGCTGTCCAATAGAACAGTATAAGAACCTGAAGTTGTATCTACTGAAATAATTTTTCCAGTGTTTCCGTTTTCTTTTACTTTTACATAGTCGCCTACAGTAAATTTAGAATCTTCTAACAAATCATCGTTAATTGAGATAGAGTTGTTTTCGATAGAATCTAGTTCTGCATTGATGGTAGACCACTTAGACTTAAGAACCTGAAGTTCTTTTTCAAGTAGAGAGTAAGCATCAGAAAGCTGCTTAGACCCTTTGTAAAGAGGATTAGTAGCAACTAGAGATTCGATCTTCTGCATTTCAGACTCAACGATTGAAATGTTCTCGATCACCTTCTTTCTATCGTTGAACATGATAGATTTGACTCTCTTCTCTCCGTCCAAGAATTCGGTTAAACCTTCTGAAATGTCATACTTCAAAAATTCTCTTACCATATTAACTGCTTGAGATCCGTTAACTGCAAATAGAGAATTTTCTCTCATTGCTTCATTAACTCTCTGTAAGAAGATTTTGCCGTCCCATTTAATCAAGCTAACAGAAGCTCCTTCATAAACTTTAGAAATCACAGACTTAGCAAAGTCTAGTTCTACTACTTTGTCGAAGTTCTCATAAAGTCTGATTATGTCAGAGATAACTTTGCTTTCGTTTGTACCAAGTCCTCTAGAGATTCTAAAAGAGATCAATTTAGCAAGCTGATTGTAGTCTGCAAAATTAGCAAGGTCGTTGTTTAGGTAGATCTTAGTCTCGTCATTCTCGTTAACGATAGAGATCCTAGTGTCTCCAGCATAAACGTGTATTCCTTTCTCATCAGTCTTAACTGCTTCTGAATAGAAGGTTTCAAGAAGACCCAAGAAATCTTTGTCCATGTTAGCAATATCTCTATTGGATAGTTTTCTAACACCTTCTGAACTTCCTTCAAAAAGAGTTTTTCCGATTCCGAAGATAGTTTTGTTTCCTTCAACTAGAACAGGAGAATAGATTTTCTTAACTTCCGAGTTTCCGTTGATGGCTGGAATATTCATTTTAGAGCCGTTAGACTCTAGAACTGTCAATGTGTTGATTAGATTTTTAACGATTGGGTTGAAAGACCAAACTCTAAGGTCTCTAGAAAGAGCAGCAACTGATTTACCCTCAGAAACTAACCACTTAGAAATTGATTCCTTAACAGGAGAATAGAAATCAGAACTTCCAGCATTAGCAATCTGATAAAGAGCTTTAGAAGCTTCCATTTCAGGTCTAAGAGTATTACAAGACTCGGTAACTCTATTTACTACAGCCTTAACGCTTGCATCCCAAGCATAGTTAGAAAAATCAGAGATGAAAGCTTCAGCAACCCAGTATTCAGGAAGAGCCTTATTCTTGATTAAATTAACATAGTTCTCGCAAAGAACTTTAAAGCTTCCGTGCTCGTAGATTCCCTTCTTAGAAAGATCCAGAATAGACTCTAAAATTCCTAGATTCTCAACCTGGTTAGAGATCATAAAAGACTCTGCAGATTTATCAAACTGAGCCATCTGACCGATAGCTTCGTTTAAACGAGATTCGATCTCGCTAGTAGATTTTTCTTCGTCTTTTACTCCGTCGACATAAGATCCAGAAGTCTTAGAGAATCCTTTTCCGATACCTCCCCAAGATTCAGCAAGCATCTTAGCTCTAGCTTTAGATCTGTCTAGTTCTTCGTTTCTTAAGGCTTCCATTGGAGAAATTGTGTTCTCTACTTTTGCCTCTATAGCTTCAACTACCTGAGACTCGTTGATAGATGTGTTGCCGTTCTTCAATTCTGAAATGTAGGCTTCACATAGATCTTTAACTTCTCTAGATTGAGTAGTTTCTTTTAGATTTTGTAATTTGTTTATTAAATCCATTTTTCCTGTTTGTTTTTTTACAGATTATATATCTTCCCTCAGTTGAGGAAATTTTTCTCTTATATATTCAATCTTTTTTTAGAAATAGGTTGATTTTTTTATCTGGCTACCATTATTTCTAGCTTCACATCCATTGCAGCATGTGGGTTAGTGATTGTTATTCCTCCTCCAGGATAAATAAGATCCTGACTAGATAAGTTCCATCCAATTTCTTCTGAGTCGATAGACCCACCAGGGTTACCAGAAAGAATCATTAATTCACCTATAGGATAAGTTTTTCCCTCGTAAGTCCAGGTCAGATACTTCTGATTTTGTGGGGTTCCGTTGGTTGGTCGGGGAAGACCAGGAACCACAGGAAGCTCTGCATTGTAAAGAATAGGGCTCACTGGAGATGGATACTTGACTTTAATTGCTATCCATCTAACAAATCCTTTGTTGTCGGTCAGATCAGTCTGGCTCAGCATCACAGAGGTGTTAGACTTTAGACTTATTCTCATTCTGGAATATGCTTTTACCGGGAGAAGGATATCCGCAAGGTTAAAAAAAGTAACCTTAGCAGTTGTATTTCCCTCTTCCAAAACAAATTTATCCTTGAAAAAGACAAATCCTGGAATGCTAGCGGGTGGACATATAATTGGTCTAGAAGCCATTAGTTAGCTGTTAATATTGTTATTCTCACGGTGTAGTTCGTGGGGTTGGTAAAGACAAATCCAGGTTCTATTCCGGTGTATCCCGGTTCAAGACTAGGATCAACCTGCCAGCCATACCAGTTAGAAGTGGTTTTAACTGCTCCAGTTAAAACCATAAACTGTCCCATCGTGTATCTAGGGGAGTTTTTGTAGTTCCAATATAGGACATTGTCCTCGATAGCAGTAAGATGAGGAAGATACTCGGCTTGGGCCATCAAGAGACTGACCTCGCCAAAGGTTGTGTCAAAGTTACCTATGTCAAAATTAATAGAGGACAAGGCAGCTATATTGAAGGTCTGTTTTTGATAGTTAGAAAAAGACTGGAGGGGATGGAAAAAATCCACCAAGTTAAGGGTTTCTTCAGTCTCTTTCTGCCAGGCTACATTTACTGCAGTGTTATAGAATCTGACGTTATGCGGATCGTTGAAATCTGCAAAGGTGAGATTAACTCTTCTTAGAGCTGTTTTATTGACTGCTATAATAGCATAATCAACAAGGAAATCTGCAGATCCACCGGGGGGAAGAATAGGTGAAGCGTCCCCGTCCGCAACAACAAGAAGAGTCTGGGCGTTCGATGCATTACCCCCATCATAGTTGTCGGGTCCGTTGTCGCCCGTTATTCCAGCAATATACTGCTGTACCTGATCTTGTGCCTCAGTTTCGTCCATCTTATTCTTCTTATAGTGTAGTTGGGTTAAAATGAACGCTCCCAGCGTTATCTATAATCCCAGTATTTTTTTTAGTCGGAGCATTGGAATTAACCGGAAGAATTTCAGATTCCGCTTCTCTCATTCCGTTTCCGTCGATTACTATGTCTCCGTAGTATCCAGATACAATCTGTGGAGTTTCGTCCCTAATTAGTTCTTCAGCCTGAGATAATTCTTCTGGCTGTAGATCTTCAACCATCTCATTGAGGGCAAGATCTAGCTCATGTTCTTCGTCTCTTTCCTCCATATCTTCGGCTACCGGTTCTTCTTCCGAGCCATCCATTAGAGTTGCGTCCCATTCTTTCATCTCTTCTAAATCATCTTGGGTATAAATTTCCTCCTTGGTCTCAACTATCTTTTCTTCTGCCTTAGCTACTTCTTCTACTATAGTCTCAGCCTGAGATTCAGGCTTAATATAGTCCACTAGGGACTTGATGAATCCAAGTGCTACTAGGGGAAGGATCGCTCCAGAAACTGCGGAAAGAACTCTCTTTTGATAAACAACATCTTCTTCTATCAGTCCAAATAATTCAGACCACCCCTGAAAGTTTTCCATATGGACGAATGCATAATACATGTTACCCTGCATCTGCATGAGGGTAATAGTGCCGAATAGCATCCAGACAAGTGTTTTGTTCATCCTATCCAAAATAACCAAAGAGGCCAAAGATGCAGCAGCACCCAATTCAAATCCAATAGCAAGAGAGATCGCTAACCATTCCGGATTAGAGAGCTTAAAAAACTCAATAACGTGAATAGTAGAGATAATACTAACAAGTAAGTACAAGGACACGAAGGTTGCAATAATAGACCTATGTACAAGTTTATTCTTCATTGGAAATTTACTTGGTTTGAAGCTTCTTTATTTCTTGGTCAATTTCTGATTGTCTATTGACATCTAGAATTTTTCTGTCTACCGACTGGATCATTCTCTTCTCAGCTTTTAGTCCCTCGATTTCTAAATCCTTCCTGTTAGGAACAGTTTCTAGGGTCGTTTGAACTTTCTTAAGTTCTTTTTTAACTTTGTTCAATTCGGAACCTGCCCCGCAGGACTTTAGAAAAGTTAAAAGCAGAAGAACCAAAATAATTTTAGTCCCGTGCTTGGATAAAAAATTGTCTAATTTATTCATGATTTTAAAATTTTAAATTATCTTGTATATATCCCCGATGAAAAATAATCCATCGGGAGCAAAAAAAAGAGCACCGATTAAAGTGCTCCTTCCTGCTATGTTTTATCTTTTTATACAATATCGATCCCCTGTTGAGCAGCAACTAGATCTTTTTCCAAAGACTGGATTGCTTCTGCATCTCTTTTAACTTCTTCCAAAGCAATAGAAACCGGCTTGAACAAATCGATGAAGTTCTGGGCTTCTTTTAAACCTTTTCCTCTAGTCTTAGAAAGGAAATAGTGGGTAGCTTCTAGAGGAAGAGATCCTAAGAAGATAGTATTGTCTTTCACGCCTTCTTTTTTAATCCCGCTAAGGGTCTTATAAATTTCGATCACTCCCAAAGACTCAGTTTGAGACCATTCAGAATGATTTTCTACGAAGTTGATTAAGTTAGATAGAAGGGTTGAACTAAGCTTAACTGCATAGACTTTCTTCTCCGTTTTTTCTTTTAAATCTTTAATTTGATCTTCTAAAGACTTGATTTTGTTGTGGTCTAACTTGTCCAAAAAAGTTTCAGCAAAATCGGCAGCAGATCCAGTTGGGAAAGACATAGGAATTTCGGTTGAAGTCATTGGGGTTGGTGTTGGGTTTTTTTCTTTCTTAGTAGGCATTTTTTTCTAATTTTTATATTTTATATTAGTTTGATTAAAAAGTTTCATCTAGACATCAAAAATGTCAAATTCTTCTCTGTTATTTTGAAGATAAATCCTCAGGTGATCTCGAAGGTCTTTAATTGGGTGAATTTTAGCCGGTCCTTCTGGACCAATGTGACAGAGAAATCCACCATTTGTCTCCAGACCGATCTCGTCTTCTAGAATCAGTCGATAGAGACTAACCTGGATAGAATACTCGTTGAGGTGATTTTCCCATAGGTGGGAAAAAGGATGAAGAAGTTTTTTATACCTCCCTTTGGGATGTTCATCAGATCTAAATTCCTTGTTGGTCTTCCAGTCTCCTATTAGAAAAAGAACCTTCTGCTGCTTTTCGTCCCACATAAGGAAGGGCTGATCTATCGTTCCGGCAAGTCTCCATTTTTTAGAAAAAACCTTAAGCTCTGAAGTCAGCGGAACTAGATTTTTAAACTTGGCTTCATAGAGGGATAGAAATTTATTGATTCTCTCAACAAACGATTCGTCCTCGTTGGGATCTAATTCTCTAGACCCTCCGCTCCAGAAATCTTCTATCCACTTATGGACTCTCGTTCCCAGATCATTAGCAACATCTGCTTTTCCCTGCCACTCGTCTAGAACAACAGAAACATCAACTCCTCTTTCGTTTGCCTTCTTCTTGGACCAATACTCTCGATCAAAAGGAACCTTAAATCTCTTAATGTAGGAAGTTACCGAATCATACTTAGTCTTCTCGTAATGATAAGTATGTGCTTCCTCTTCGAAGACGAAATTTGGATCTTTAAAAACGGATATCTTCTGGGCTAGATCTCTTTTAATTGATTCTAAATCCATGTCATTATTTAAAATAGTGACCTATCCAGGTTAAAATCTCCTGTCTATATGCAATTAGATAGCAAAGACCAACTATCTCAGCCAGAAATCTAAGGATCCAGAGAACGGAGATGTGCCTGAAAAGAAAGGAATAAACGACAAGATAAGACTCCTCGTCTGTTCCTTTGACCGGGTTAATCAAGGGGGTAAGCAGTTCTTGTAGACTCAGTCTGGTTAGATATTCGTTGATTGGTTTTGTCTTATCGAAGACAAAGGAGGGTCT